CTCAATAATATTTTTTTAAAATATAGAATCAATAATAAAAAGAAATTGGTGGAGATTTGCTGAAGCAACAGAAATGAGTATTAAAAAAAATTTTGGGATATATCAAAGCTGGGATACAGCGTTTAAGACTAAAGAAGAAAATGATTATTCGGTTTGTACAACCTGGCAAATAAGTGAAGATGGTTATTATCTATTAGACTGCTGGAGAGACAGAGTTGAATTTCCGGAATTGAAAAAAGCGGTGCAGCAGTTTTACGAAAGATATAAACCGAGAGAAGTTTTAATTGAAGATAAAGCAAGCGGACAAAGTTTGATTCAGGAATTACAGAGGTCAACGAGAATACCAATTAAACCGATAAAGGTTAATGCAGATAAGATTGCAAGAGTGAATGCGGTTACTCCCCTTTTTGAAAGCGGAAAAGTGAAAATTGTATTACCGAATAGTTTGAGCGAAGTTATTATAAATGAATGCGAGGAATTTCCGAGCGGTGAGTTTGATGATATAGTTGATTCAGTTACACAATTTCTAAATTACGCAAAAGGAGTAAGTACAAGTGTGGAAGTGAGAACGAGAAAG